AAGATCTCTATGGCACGATGCCAGAGCCATATCCTGCTCGCAAGTTCATGCCTGATTGGTATCGCGAACTACCACAAAAAATAAACGGCGAAGATAAACTTGAGAACGGTACAATCAAACGTTGTGCACCTGTTCTTGATGCAATGTCTGTTGGTTGGATTATTCCATTATGTGGTAATGTTGAATTTGTTACTAGTAATGATGCATCTGGTGTCAATTATAAGTGGATGTTCAATCGCGTTCTTGTAGAAAATCATAAAGAAGAACAAGTTTCTACGAAACATGCACCACACCCAATGGCACCACGACCACCAATGAAATTTTTAAATTATTGGGGAATTCGAGTTCCACCAGGATATTCTGTTTTATTTGTTCCACCATTAAATCGTCAAGACCCACGATTTACTTGTTTATCTGGTTTTGTTGATTGCGATGGTTACATTGAATACATTAACTTTCCATTCTTCTTTAATGTTCCGAATTATACAGGAATCGTTAAAGCAGGTACTCCTTTAGTTCAAGCGATTCCAATTAAACGAGATGGATATATCAAAAAATCAAGAGTTAGACAGTTTACAAAGGAAGATCATGTGAAGTTACAAAAACAACGATACAAAAGAAACTCACACGAGAGCATTTATCGCGATTTCATTTGGACGAGAAAATAATGAGCGCATATCAATTCGTACCGTCACCAGATATATCGACAAAAGAATCCATTACTACAACTTGGGAAAATGGATTTACAAATGAGCAAATTGACAATATTATTCGTATCGGAGAAGAGTTGTCGGTTCAAGAAGCAACTCTTGGTGGACAAAAGGATGGAGAGGATATCTCTCGCATAAGAAAGTCCAAAACTTCCTGGATAAAATGTAACGATAATACTGTTTGGCTATATGACTCCCTTGCATACATTGCGCGACAGATAAATGGTCAGTTTTATGACTTTGATTTATATGGATTTGTTGAGGATTTCCAATACACAGTATACACTGGTTCAGAAGAGAGTCACTACACGTGGCATATTGATAAAGGCTTGGGCACTCCGTCGCCTAGAAAATTATCCTTGGTGCTGCAATTATCAGATCCATCGGAATATGAGGGCGGTGATTTAGAATTTTTCTATGCATCAAATGTCGAAAGAGCTATCAAGAAAAAAGGATTAATTTACTTGTTCCCATCATGGATAGCACATAGAGTGACGCCAATTACTTCTGGAGTAAGAAGATCATTAGTCGTTTGGGTAACGGGTCCCAAGTTTAGATAAATACAATGACAGAACAACTCCAATATAAAGTAGATCCACTTGCTCTCAGCAGATTGAATATTTGTAATAAATGCAAACATTCAATTGATAAAGATAATGAAAAAAGATGTTCTTTGTTTCATGATATTCAAGTGGTTGCTCTAGTAAACGTAGAACAAATAAGATGTCCTATAGAAAAATGGTAGATAAATGATATACTGCACACAAAGAAAAATTGGCGTATTTTTACCTCCTAGAAATGGATCAGTTTCTACAGTAAATGCTTTTAAAAGTGTAAGTGTTACCAGAAACAAACATTCTCATATAAATTATACCTCAGCAGCAGAAGCCTTTTCTGAAATTGAAGATTTTTCTTCATATAAATTTTATTGCTTCTATCGCGACCCAGTACAACGATTTTTATCTACATTTAAACTTCTAAAAAGAAGCAACGTTCATTATCTTCTAAACACATTTTTCAGTCCTGAAGATTCCAAAACAGCATTTGATATTATTAAATTAGAAAAATATAATCGTCTTGTAAATATGGCAATTCGCCATAAAGATGAATATCATTGGTTAAGTCAAGAACTTAAAGATAAGTTAGAGTCAGTTACAATCGCACAGGCATTGACATTGATTTCTCATGTCCATTACTCTCGCGCTGACAAAACTCAAATGGGAACATTCACTCCACAAAAACATTGGATAGATCATAACATTGACCTAACATTACTTGATTTTGCAAACTTTGAAAATCAATTGAAGTTTTTGTTATCTCAATTCAACGTAACAATAGATTCAGTTCCTAGCCTTAATGCATCTATTAGTCTCGAAAACGATCAACAATTGACAACAGAAGAAATTAATTTAATTAAAACAGCATATCAAGCTGATTATGACTTCTTTGCATCTAAAGGTATAACATTTCCATAATTGTTTATGAAAATTCATGTTTTGGCAAATCCCAGAAATCCAACTGGGTTGATGAATCGCGTTGACCCTTTTGCAGTTCATGCATACAAATATATCAAGCATTTGTCACCTCATTTTGAGATGATTCATTATGGTGTTCCTGGCGCACAAGTCGACTGTGAGCATGTTGACATCCATACAACTCCAATAGAAATTCGTCTGTTCAATGAAAGAGCAGGGGCACATATACGACAACGCGCTTCTGATGGCGATATTATTGTTTGTTTTTATGGAGTCGATAACAAACTTGCATGCGAGATGAATCCAAACTGTAAGCCCGTTGAACCATCAATTGGATATCGCGCTAACGGTGTATTTGCAAATTATCGCGCATTCACTTCTTATGCTCAGATGCATTACTTCTATGGTGAGCGTGGAATGTTAATGAACCCTTCTTGGTTTGATGCAGTAATTGGCAATCCATTTACAGTGTCAGAGTTTGAATACAACGACAAGAAAGAGGATTATTATCTTTACTTTGGTCGTGTGTGCGAAGAAAAGGGTGTTCATCTTGCAATTCAAGCGACTGAGAAACTTGGGAAAAAATTAATTGTTGCTGGTCCTGGTTCACTAAAATCACTAGGATATGATTCAACTCCAGATCATGTTGAAGTCTTTGGTGTTGCAGATGCTGAGCAGCGTAAGCAATTAATGAAGAACGCAAAAGCATTGTTTGGATTGACATATTATGTCGAACCATTTGGTAACATGATTATTGAAGCGAATTTATCGGGCACTCCAGTGATCACAACAGATTGGGGTGCATTTCCAGAGATTGTGTTAGATGGTGAGACTGGATATCGTGTTCGAGATTTCAAGTCGTTGTTAACTGCAATAGAAACCATTGACAAGATAGATTCATTTAATTGCAGAGAATGGGGGTTGAATTTCTCTGATGAGGAGATTCACTACAAACATAAACAGTTCTTAGACAAAATCATCAAAAACAAATTTTATGAATAAAGTTGTTATAGTCGGCTCTTCAATTCAACCACGCGAAGGTAAATTTACATACAGCCAAACACGATCAAAATTTGATGCAGAAGAAAGATATCGTCATACGATCTTCACAATCAATAGCCTAAAGAATTGTTTGCCAGATGCCAGAATCATTGTTGTAGACACATCAGCAGATTACAAGAAATATTTTCCAGATTTCTCAATCTTGAAGAACGTAGAATACGTTTCCCTCAAAGAACTTTCATATGCGACTTTTGAAGAAGTTAACACACACCTCAATAAGAGTTATTGTGAGAATTTGCTACTCAACACATTCTATACTAAATTTAAAAAAGAACTTGTCAACTATGACTATATTATTAAGGCTACTGGAAGATACTTTTACTATGATTTCAATGACAAACTGTTCACTGAACAGAATATCGACAAAATCTTCTTCAAGAAACCATTACAATTTCCGTGGAATGATGCTTGGAACTATTGGATGGTAGATCGAAGAAAAATAGAAAACCACAATTTATTAAAACAATATTGTACTGTTCTCTATGCATTCGGTTCTCAGCATCTAGATAAAATGATAGATATAAACGAAGCATCAATGCAATTCATGAACAGTGAAGAAATGAAGCATTACGATATTGAAACTCTATCATATTATCTGACGCGACCGTATGAAAAACAGGTCATAGAAACAGATTGGATTGTATCAGGGTGGGATGGAGTTTCTGGTAAATATATGCATTACTAGGTGTAAAATGAAAACAAAACTTATTATCGTCGACGATTTTTATAGCAATCCAGATGCTGTCAGAGAGTATGCTCTTTCTCAGAAGTTTGAGGTCTCTGGTAACTATCCTGGAATGAGGACTAAACCGTATCTTTCAGAAGATTTAAAGGCATCAATTCAGCATGTGATTCAAAATGCTGGTGGAAAGATCACCTATTGGTTTGAAGATTCAGGGTATACTGGCGCATTCCAAATTTGCACTGCAAAAGATCGTACATGGATTCACGCGGATCAGTTCAACACTTGGGCTGGCGTTTGTTATCTCACTCCAGATGCTCCGTTGTCGTCAGGTACAGCTCTTTATCGACATAAAGAAAGCGGAGAGTATGAGTTTATTCAACGCGAAAAAATTCATGATGGATATGATTATACAAAGTGGGAAATGACAGACTATGTTGCAAACAAATATAATCGTATCGTTTTATATCGCGGAAATCTTTATCATGCATCATTAGATTATTTCGGAAGCAGTCTTCAAGACGGAAGACTATTTCAAACTTTCTTTTTCAATACTGAGTATTGATGAAAATTCTTCATGTAATTTTCTCGTGTAATCGAATTCGGTATCTATTTCCGACTCTAGATTCACTCAAGAATTTAGATTATGGTGACCATCAGGTAGATCGTATTATCATCGACGACTATCCAAGAACGCGAAATGATGCAATCTTCGATCTTATCGAAAAACGTTATGGATTTAAAGTTTGGTATAATAAAGAAAACAAAGGTCTCTCGGTAAACTGGACTGAGTTTTTCATTGCACTCAAAGGAATGAATTATGACTATATTCTTCATCAAGAAGATGATGTAGTGTTAATTAATCCTACAAGACTAGACGATTTAATCAGTGTTTTAGAATCCGATGAAAAGATGGCTTCAGTTGTCCTTCAACGTCAGCCATGGTATTTTCACGAAAAACCTTCCTGTATCGAATCAAACGACGTTCAATTTGGGGAATACTATTATTCTAAAAATACAAAAACGTTTCCAATTATCTTTAGTTTGTATCGAAAGAGTATCATAGAATATCCATTTAGGGAATATTGGGGATTCAATATTAACGAGGGAATGATAATGGTTTATCTTGATCATTTTCATCAGATGTATAGTGCTCAATTAAAGAATTCTGATGGAAGTAATATGATAAACCACATCGGCGAAGAATCCACTGGGAAACGAATTCTTGAGGGTGAGCCGAACTGGGAACAATTTGCTCACATGGATCCAAACAAGACTTACACTTCTCGAGAGGGTAGATTGGTCGAATAACTAAATATAGAACTACATGTGAGGTTCTAAATGGCAAAACCTACCAATAAATCCACTCTTAAAGACTTCTGCCTTCGAAATCTAGGCTTTCCAGTAATCGACATCAACGTAGATGACGACCAACTAGACGATCGAATCGACGACGCATTACAAATGTTTCAAGACTATCATTACGATGGTACAGAGACAATGTATCTTGCCCACAAAGTCACGAATGCTGATATTCTAAACAAGTATATCACACTGTGTGACAATATCATCGGCGTCTCAGAGGTTTTTCCATTCTCAGGAACTTCCGTAAGTTCCATGGGTGGCACAGAATTCAATATGTTCGATGTGAACTATCAGATTCGCCTCAACGATTTCTATAGCCTCTCAGCCTCGTCATACACCTATTATTTTATCGCTCGTCAGCATCTATCAACACTTGACATGATCATAACGGGACAGATTCCATACACCTATAACAAGAAAACCAATCGCCTTTATTTGTGGCAAGACTGGGACGGTAAATTAGATGCTGGCGACTTCATGCTCTTCAAAGCAAATCGAATCGTTGATATTGATTCGTACGAAAGAATTTTCAACGATTCTTGGTTAAAAGAATACGTCACTGCGCTCTTCAAACGTCAGTGGGGTAACAATCTCAAGAAGTATGCGAATTATACCCTTCCTGGTGGATTAGTTGTCAACGGTCAGCAAATTTATGCCGAAGCAATGGACGACGTTCAAAGGCTTGAAGCAAAGCTCCGCGATGTCCATGAAGAACCACCAATGATGATAGTTGGCTAATATGGCAGTCAGTGTTTATTTTAACAATCAAGGTGCAACTCGTGAGCAGATTCTCATCGAGGACATGATCATTGAATCTATCAAAAATCATGGAATCGATGTTTACTATTTGCCACGAGAATCTCACTCAGAACTAGATCGTTTGTTTGGTGATGATCCAGTAAAGAAATATACAAAAGCATTTAAGATTGACATGTATCTTGAGTCGTTTCAAGACTTCGAAGGCAATCAGGAATTCTTCTCGAAGTTTGGTTTGCAAATTCAGAAAGAAGCGCGTGTTGCAGTTGCCCGCAGAACATTTGAGAGATATGTTCCATCAATTTTGCGCAATGTTCCAAAAGAAGGTGATTTGATTTTTATGCCTGTGCAACAAAAACTTCTTGAGATTCGATTCGTCGAAGAAGAAAAGAACTTCTTCCAGGCTGGTAAATTTGCACCATATATGTACGGATTAAATCTAGAAGTCTTCAAATACAACGGCGAAATTATTGACACTGGTGTTGCAGAACTTGATGCGATCGCAGATTTGAGTGCATATGGAATTGAGTTCACATTGAACGCTGGCGGTAGCGGAACATATGATGACCATGAAATTGTTTATCAAGGAGCAACATTGGCAGCTGCTACAGCCAAAGGATATGTTTCAAGTTGGGATCTTCCAAATAGAAAACTTATCATTCGAAACATCAAAGGATCTTTTGCCGCGAATACAGTCATCAAAGGATCTGAAAGCAATGCGCAATGGACGATGACAAGTGGCGATCCGCAAGAGAATGCCACGGATGACTTTGAAGAGAATGTATTGCTTGAAAATGAAGCAGACAATATCCTTGATTGGACTGAAACCAATCCATTTGGTACATCTGACGAGAACTAATCATGTTATCAGGTCAACACTTTTATCATAGAATTACTCGTAAGATGGTCGTGGCTTTTGGCACGATGTTCAATAACATCAAATTGTATCGCTACAACCTTGCAGGTACACAAGAGATTGAACGCATCACAGTACCATTGAATTACATCTCAAAAGAAAAATTCTATCAACGTATTACACAAGACCCTAACTTGGATCGTCGTGTGCAGTTGACATTACCAAGAATGTCTTTTGAAATGACAAGTATCGCATACGACACAACTCGTAAAATCTCACCATTCATCAAGCAGTTTGGTCCGTTGAACGACACAGCGATTAACACAACAACGCTTGCTCCATATAACTTTAGTTTTCAATTGTACATCTATGTCCGTAATACTGAAGACGGCACACAAATCATTGAGCAAATTTTACCATACTTCAATCCTGATTACACAATGACATTAGATCTCGTTGGTGTTGGTAATCCAGTTGATGTGCCATTGATTTTACAAAGCGTTGACTACAATGCTGGCGGATCAGACGGTCCACCACAAGAATTAAGAATGCTTCAGTGGAGCCTTGGATTCACGATGCGCGGATATCTCTACGGTCCAGTGAGCAACGTTAAGGTTATCCGTAAAGCAACAGCAAATACATATGAGTATAACACTGGTGGAAATGAAGCAAAGAGTTTTGCTTTGTCCACAGGCAAAGGTGAATTTAAAATTGGAGAACTCGTTTATCAGGGTCGAAATGTTGATGGTGCAACAGCCACAGGCTTCATTTCTTCATGGAGCAACAATTCAAATACTCTAATTGTATCAGACGTTACTGGGTCGTTTGAAACAGGCAAATTTATTACAGGTGCTGTTTCAAATTCATCTTATAATCTATCAACATACAGATCAGCGACAGACTATCAATTAAATAACATTACAGTCATACCAGATCTAAACACAGCAAATGCAAATACTGCATTTGGATTTGACGTATCAATTGAATCGGCACCAAATATTACATAATTTATGAGCGAAGCAGATAAAAATTTAGCAGAAATTTTAAACACTGATTATGTTCCTGTGGTAAAAGAGGAAAATAGAAGTGTTACTATTCATGAGCCAGACGGATCAGCTGTTAATCCTGACGCTAACTATTCTCGTGCTAATTATTACAACCTTATCGAAAAGGGTAATGAGGCTTTGGACGGCATTCTTGAAGTGGCGAAAGAATCGCAGCACCCAAGAGCGTATGAAGTAGCAGCAAACATGATCAAGAATCTCTCTGATGTCACAGAGAAACTTATGATTCTCCAAAAGCAGCAGATGGAACTTCAACCAAAAGAAGTTGCTCCAACAAACATCACCGTAGATAAGGCAGTGTTTGTTGGCTCTACTGCTGATTTGTTAAAGAAAATAAAGAATGAATCTTCAGACTAGAATCAAAAACTATCTTGGTAATCCACATCTCAAGAAAGTAAACATGTCATTGCAGCTCACGGAGGATGAAGTCCGTGAGTATGTCAAATGCGCGGAAGATCCGATTTATTTTATTGAGCGATATGTAAAGATCATTACACTTGACAAAGGTTTTGTCAATATCTCGCTTTATCCATTTCAGAAACAAGCCATTGAAGACATTAATCAAAACCGTCGTGTGATTCTAAAAGCTGGTCGTCAGCTTGGTAAGACGACGATGATTGTTGGTTATATTCTCTGGTATATTCTTTTCAATCAAGATAAATTCGTCGCAATTCTTGCCAACAAAGCACCAACTGCACGCGAAATTTTGAGTCGTATTAAAATTGCTTATGAAGCATTGCCACTCTGGATTCAACAAGGTGTTAAGACTTGGAATAAAGGCGACATTGAATTAGAGAATAACTGCCGTGTAATGGCTACGTCTACGGCATCCAGTGCAATTCGTGGCTTCTCTATCTCGTTACTATACCTCGACGAATTTGCATTCGTCCCGAGTAACATCGCAGAAGAATTCTTCACTTCCGTTTATCCTACGATTTCTTCTGGTACATCATCTAAGATTTTAATTTCTTCGACGCCTAACGGCATGAATCACTTTTATAAGATGTGGACCGAAGCCGTTGAAAATCAAAACGGATTCTTACATATTGAAGCCAACTGGAGACAGGTTCCAGGGCGCGATCAGAAATGGGCAGACGAGCAGCGAGCTGTTCTTGGAGAACAAAAGTATTTCCAGGAAGTTGAATGTGAATTCATGGGTTCGTCGGGAACTCTTATTTCAGCCAGCGGTCTAAAGTCTCTCGCCTTTGTGACTCCTCTAAACAAAACTGAAAGCGGAATCTCAATCTATCACCAACCCGTCTCTGAAAAGAATTATATGCTCGTCGCAGATACGAGTCGTGGAAAGGGTCTGGACTACTCGGCGTTCGTGGTTTTAGACATTTCTGAGATTCCATATAAAGTCGTCGCGACTTACAAGAATAACGATATAAGTCCACTCGTTTATCCTAGTATGATTAAAAAGATTGGTGAATACTATAACAGCGCATATGCGCTCGTCGAAATTAATGATAATGGTCAGCAAGTTGTTGATTCTCTCTTTGATGATTATGAGTACGAGAATATCCTTTCCAGTGTCGAAATGAAGAGTAAGATGGCTCTAACTTGGGGATATGGTAATAAATCAAATCGTGGAATTCGAACCACGAAGTCGGTAAAGCGTCTAGGATGCTCCGTTCTAAAGAATCTGATTGAATCTCAACAGATGATTATACAAGATTTTGAGATTATATCCGAACTTTCGACCTTTGTGACGAACGGAACGAGTTTTGAGGCTGCAAGCGGAAGCCATGATGACCTCGTTATGTGCCTAGTCCTATTCTCTTGGTGTACAAGTCAAAACTTTTTCTCCGAATTAAGCGATACAAACATCAAAAGAAAATTACACGAGCAACAAATGAGACAAATTGAGGAGGAAATGCTTCCTTTACCGATTGCATCATTAGGTGGCGATGAGCGTTCTGACTCCTTTATCCAAGATGGAGCTGTCTGGAACATTGTGCAGGATGGGAAATGGGGAACCTATAAATAAGTTGAAAACCCGTTTTTACTAAATAATTTCGTAGATTTTCTTAATTCTCCATTCATAGGAGCATAAACATGGCGTTTCAATTATCTCCTGGTGTTGTTACTTCTGAGATTGACTTAACAACTGCCGTTCCATCTTCAGGAACAACTACTGGTGCATTTGCTGGAGTTTTCCAGTGGGGTCCAGCTGAATTCCCAACACAAGTCGAAAATGAAGTTCGACTCGTAGAATTTTTTGGCAAACCAGATAACAATACAGCAGTATCATTCTTCACCTGCGCAAATTTCTTGACATATGGTAACGATCTTCGTGTTGTTCGCGCAGTGAACGGTTCAAACACAAGAACGGCAACATCATCAGGAAATACCACATTCTTAATCAAGAATGAAGATGAATACTTCACAAACTATTACAGTTCAAACACTGCAAACGCAGGTGCATGGGTAGCAAGATATGCTGGCGCACTTGGCAACTCACTCAAAGTCAGTGTTTGGGCAAATACAAATCAAACGCACTTTGATGCATGGACATACAAGAGTTACTTCGACGCAGTTCCAGGAACTTCTGCTTTCGTTTCTAGCGTCGGCGGTTCAAATGACGAAATGCACATTGTGGTTGTAGACGAAGATGGTCTCTTCACAGGTACGTCAGGAACTGTTCTTGAAACGTTCCCATTCTTGTCAAAGGCTTCTGATGCTAAAGACAGCGTTGGTAATTCAAACTATTACAAGGATGTGCTCTGGAGAAAATCAAAGTATATCTATTGGACAGATCACCCAGATGCTGGCAATACAGCAC